CGTAAGGGTCTCTGGGGATCTGGCGGCCCTGCGCAACTGTATTTAAGACACCTACCACACAGCGCGCGACAGCTGGAGATTTGACTACTTTTAAGTTTGTTTAAATTGATCTGCGGGTCGGCGGCCGGGTTGTCGTACAGTGCAGGTCGCGCCTGCAGGAACTCAGCCCGGTTGTCCTCAGTTCCTGAGTCGCGGACTAGTGGTGGGCAAAGCGCTAAAAGTGCAAGTGATTTAAGTCGAGCGCTGTGTTGGACAGCCATCGTGCCAGAAGCCTCCGAGACGCACGAGTGAGACCGAGAATGTCAAGCTCTGTTATAGTCATGTAGTTTAGGAATAGTCGTTCGGCGTCCGCCAGGTCTCGACTGGCGTCGTAGTATTCACGTGACGTTATAGGGTCATTACAGTTGAGGCTCTGGGTTCGCAATCTACTCGCGACTAATCCAATTTCGGACGCAGATAGCACTTTAATCCTCTCTCCGTATCTCCGCAACCAATCGTTAAATGTTTCGAGTGAGTATTTCGTGCTCTTCACAACCGACGTTTTGAAACACGGAATCGATGTAATCGTTCGTCGATGGTAGTTGGCGTGTTCGTTTACGATTGACAGTTTTTTGCAGACCAGGATGTAAGACGACTTGTGAGCACCAACATTACTCGAAGTATTGAACACGTAGTCTGCGTCAATTGAGTCGATGATGTATTGAGCCCACTCCCGGCAGCAGATTACGCGTAGTACGAGCGTAACGCCTGCTGGTATGTATGCGAGAATGTCGAGAGTATCGCGAGTATCCTGCTCGATGTCAATGATCCAAATATTACTCGATTCGACTGACTTTAACTCTTCTTTATGAAGTAGTATGTTTCCTCCGGTCTCAGACACGAACGTTGACCAGCAGAAATCTGCGCTTCGACCGGTCGCGATAACCTCCGGAGGCTTGTACGTTGCTTCGCGCTGCGTTATGCACGGGAACGATGAGCGTAAGTCGATACCTATAACCGCCGCAGCACGCAGGTACAACGCCGACGCGGCGGCAGCTCCGTGCCCAACACCGATCGAGACAACTCGTGATCCGTGTATTATACTCGTAATTGACGATAGTATAGTTAGCCACACGCTCATTGCGGTGCTGTATCTTCCGTAGGGTCTGTGTACTTGAACAAGAAAGGAGTCGAGTGTTCGATCACGGTCGTCAGTATCGGCGCACATATGATCGGGTTGTAATGAACCGTCACACTCGTCGGCAGTGAAACTAACAGTGCATTGTCTCCAGTTTCGTGTCAGTCCCGGGCACGGAATGTCGGAGATCATCTTACGGCTTTCAAGCGGAAGCGATCTTAGTGATCTTATTGCCTCCTCGGGCGTCGTGTTGCAGTAGTACACTAGCATCCGCGCTATTCCGTGACGTTTGGTATGCCTACTGTTCTGGTTAGCGAGTGACTCTACCGTTGAACGGAAGTTGAGTACAACATTGAGTGCGTTGTCTTGATGTATAATAGTTTGTCTAGCTGAGCGGAGCATTAGCCGTTGGAACGATGTTATCAATACTTGTTTCGTATCAAAAGATTGAAGTGCAACAATAGTTGTTGCGTGTATCTCCGCACATATACTCCCTGTCGCTGAGTAGTCTGCAAAAAGGATTAAGGGAACTTTGTGCGACAGGAATTCACGGGCTATGATCGAGAGATGAACCGTGTTTATAAGTTCGCCAGCCAGGTTGTCTGCGGCGTCACGGGCCCCCGACGCCCCGGGACGACACGTGATATCATATTCATTGGAGTAGACTGATTGCGTGAACGACGGATGCAGCATTAGGCGGGTTAACAATGCAGAGCATGATCGTGAAATGTTGATAATGTTCTCGTTTAAGAAGACTGCCGCTGCAGATGTGAATTCGTTGATCGAGGTGTAAATCGCCATGCTTTGGATGAACCAGCATGCACCGCGTACTAATTCACTGATGGGACAGTGTGAGAATTCTTTCATATCAAGCACATCAATGGGTAGATTAACTGATGACGTGGATTTGAAGAGTCGACGTTTACTACAATATTTTGCGAGAAGGCGGTTGTAGATCAGTGCAGCAGGTTTGAAATCCGTGGAGGTCTTGTGTTTGATTTGGTTAGCGGAGGGAACAGTCGGTATTTCTTCTACTAAAAGTTGACTCACGTAGCATAACTTGTTCGTTGGATTGATGTTCCAATGCAAAATCGGTGCCTCGTCAACTGTCACCGGGTCAGTGGGTAACGCTTCGTAGTCATCTGTCATACGGAACCCGATACTCGCGTTGGTGTTCATGGCTCCAATTTTTGTCAAGACTTGAAAGAAATTGGTCAGAGTCAAGTAGAACTCCTGGAATGCGATTGGGAAATCGAACTCGCCACCTGACAACGAGCCAGCCATATCACTGCAGAAATTCAGATGTGTCGGAACTGTCCTCGACCCGAGGATAGAGAATGCACTAGCGTTTATCGCGGCGTGCCGGTGCGCTGCAGTTCCACCGTAGGCGGTTGGCATTACAGTTGAGAGTTGTGATATTGACCACGGCGAGCGGGCCGATGTGATCTGGGTCAACAGCCTTGCAAGCTCTACTGAGGATCCTAATTCACTGTGAGTCACTACGATCTTTTTGAGATCGATTACAGTGGATGATGACGTCACTATCTTAAAGCCATGATCGGACACTTTCTGTTTAGTTTTTGTGCCGAAGTTTGGTGGGTATGGACCGATGGTCTCGTGGAGAAAGCCACCATCAGCTCTTGACGATCCTGAGATCATAGGGTAGCTGTTACACGTGTACTGGAGGCGAAAGTCGAGCGGGCAATAAACACCAATATTCGAATGCTCAACTCGATCTCCCCACAGGGATCGTAATTTTTTGCATGTGTTGTAAGCCGTCGTCGGTAGTGTTGGCCGCCCCGTCTTGACACTTGCCAGTTCGTACCGTCGGATCAAAAATTGTAGCAGTCGGTTGTTCGCCGATTCAATCTCGAAAGAAAAATTTGGATTTCCGGTGATTGCACTTATAGTTCTAGTCATGGTGAAACGTGAGATTAAGGCGTCGCGTACACCGCTCGGCGAGAGGCTGTAAATATCCGACATGATTTCAGGGTAAAACGGTTGAGCTGTTGCAAGGGACGTAATGAGCTTCTTCCCTGCCGTCTCGCCAGTGGCAGAGAAAATCTCGCGGATCCAACGGTTGTTCGTGTGGTCGAGTAGCTTAGCTTCGATCGCGTCCTTGATCAGACGTTTCATGTCCTTGGGTCGTTCGATTGGGATTGAGTGAGGATCGAGAATGAGTTGCTCTAAACTGGGATTTTTAGGTGTGTAATCGCCATTTAGTAAATTCTTAAGATCCCAACCGAAGACCGGGTTCGCCATCGCCAGTGCTCGGAACCCTGAGACATCCCATGAGAGATCATCGACCTCTCCTTTTAAAAAGAAGCGCGACCAGTTCATAGCTGGGAGGCCTCCAAGTGCGCCCGGTAGAAGTATCAAAAATGATAGTAACTTCGGGCGACTTAGGATTTGAGCTAAGCTATGTTTCTCAATTGCGTAATTCGGTGATCTATGCCGAGCTGATAGTAGTCGGATAGTGTGGAATGTTTTCCAAAAAATTGCACGCGGGGTTTCATACACACTGTCGGCGCATGCCATGCTCCCGGCGCTGACCGATGCAATTTCCGTCGAGAGAGAGGGGATGTCGATTTCATCACGACGGAACGTGCGTGACGCAAATTTGAGGTTATAGAGTATGTGATTACCATCGACATAAATGTCCTTACTGTAAGTAAGGACAGTACGCGAGTCAATGCACTCATCAGGTTTCACCTCATGATTGAGCAATTTGCACCGGATCTCCATTACCGCGAGTAGCTTGCGTAATTGTTGGTCCATTGGAGTGGTTGTCGAGTCGAATGTAATAGCGAAGATTTGGTTGTCTCCCTGTCCTGCCATGTTGAATGATATATTCTGATCGTGCAAGACCCAATACATCATCGCGACTGTGCAGATGGTCCATAGTGCCTGTTGTATTCCTTCGAACCCACCGAGGTGCGTTCCGCGCCAGACTAATTCAGACGTCTTCCACTCCGTAATAGGTTTTGACGCGTCGGCATATTCGGGAAGTGTGTGCTTGTCAGTGAGCACGACCGTTGCCTTCGTGAAGAATGGATGAGCCTGAGAGAATACACCGGGCATCCCGAATATGTCTTCCAACTGAGCAGATATCGGGTGAACTGTCTCTTGTCTCCAGCGGAGATTCCAACGTGAGAAGTCGACCTCGAGGAGTGTTCTGTCTTTTGTTTTAGCATTCTTAACGAGGTTGTACATACGTTGCTTAGTTTCAGTACTGGACATTGTCATTGTTTGCTGTGGCATGTACTTCGACATGAATTGTTCCTTAACGTTAAACTCCGTCGATGTAAAGAATGTCCTGACTGCGAACGGTAACTTGCAGAAACACCTAGCAGCACGTTTGAGTTCTCGTTCCTTTTGGGTTAACTCTACCACATACTCATACCAATAGAATCCGCCTTTTCGTATCCTTTCGATTAGTTCAATGGTGTCAAACTCGGACAATTGGAGAATTTTTTGAAGGAGTCGTCGGGATTCGTTTTTTTGTCCGCCAAACCAAAACTTCGACATCTCGACTGCTCCCGGGCAGATTGCTTTATCGTCGAGGAACTTCAGGTAGTCCTCTGAGTAGTCATATTCGACGAACTTTTCGAACTGGATTGCATCCAAGTCCGATATCGGGTACGAACCTAACGGAAGCGACGTGGTCTGATTGATGTAGTGTCTTCGAAGTTGAGTTCCGTGCGCAGGCGGACACTTGAATGGCGGCCAAGAGGTATGTTTGGCCAAGTACCCCGACAGCGTGAGATGCTTGAACATTCTCGTCATTTGGCGTACAGCGAAAGGCTGAATGGTTCCTTTTGGTTCGGCCTCTTTCCGGACTGACTTCGCCGACAGGTGGGCGTATACACTCGGATGTCCAGACATTTTTGAAAGTCCGAAAAGCTCTGCCGCATCTGATATGTGTTTAACTGACCTAACGATTATATCTAGCTCGGAGATAAGTGTTCCAGTCTTGTGAAGCTGATGTTCCTTTTCAAGCATCTTATCGAGCGTTCGCTGGTAAGACGAGTACGTTAATAGATCGCCATCAGTTAGAGAGTTTAACCACGCCTTGAACACTGCCTCGGGCGCTTTGACAAGTTCGTATCCATCGTTCCCGAGGGTCTGTAAGACATGCTCCTGCCAAGAAAAGACAGCTCGAACATGTCGACTAAGGTTTTTAGTTCCATTGTGAAACTTGAACTTGAGTGCTAGCTCAATATTATGTCGACCAAGGCAGCAATCCTGTATCATTTGTAGTTGCTCGAAAGTTAGAAGTTGCCATCTTTTAAGATCATCTGATTTGATCAAGAGGAACCCGTCACAAGAAATTACACGAAGCGGGCCGAACACCCTTTTCTGTATCTTCCGGTTAGTCTTGTAAATACTTCGGTAATACTCGACAATATCAGACCACAACTGTGCTCGGCAACTGCTCAGCACAACGTCTTCGCCGATCGCCGGCCGCGGCATGAAACGCATCCTAATCTCACTGAGATGCTGTGGGGTCACGACATCTGACAACAGGCTACAGTACGCAGTGATTTCAGAGTCGAAGATCGATCTCGCCATCTCGAAGTCATTCTGAAGTCTGTATGGAGCGACGCTTGAGTACTTGAACAGTAGGGGGTATTGTTTCGCGTCAAGTATAACTGGTGTATCCTTGCAGTAATCGAGTGCCTCCGAGTACTGCGTTAATAACTCACGGATGTTTGAGTAGGCGAGCTCAGGGTGTCTCTGTAGAAAACGGTTGGCTGCATGCGTGCGTCGAGGGTCGAATTGTGTTGCGAGTACATTCTTGTGATCAACAAGCGTCCGCGTCATAAGATCTTGAAGTCGTTCCAAGAGTGATACAGTTATGGGCGAATCCAAATGTTTTTCAGGCTTGAGTGCATTGGCAGACGAGTGTACATCGTCGAGAGAGAGAGAGAAATCGCCGATCTCATCTGCACCCTCGTGGCCAAACGTCTCCATGCTGGAGGGGCCAGTGGTATTAGTATCAGA